GTTATTCCTAATTTTCAAAAAAATAATAAAGTTCAAAAAGTTCAGTGTGTAGTTTTGACTGATGGTGAAGCACCAGTTCTTAATTATCACTTAGAAATTAAACGTTATGTTGATTCCGAACCTTATATGGGAACTCGTAGACTCAATCCTTCAACTACTTTCATTCGTGATCGTAAGTTAGGAACAACTTATAAAATTGGCAATGAATCTTACCAGTTTACTGATGCTCTTCTTCAAAATCTCCGTGATTGGTTTTGTGATGTAAACTTTATTAGTATGCGAATTATGAATGGCCGAGATGCCGGAGAGATCATCAAGCGTTATTGTGGTTATCGTGGTAATGAACACGATAAGGTAATGTCTGATTGGAAAAAAAATAAGAGTTTTACTATTACCAATAGTGCATATAATGGGTACTTTGGTATGTCTTCTAATTCTCTGTCTCAAAATAGTGAGTTTGAAGTTTTGGATGACGCAACTAAAACTCAAATCAAATCTGCTTTTGTAAAATCCTTGAAAACAAAGAAACTGAACAAGAAAATTCTTGGAGAATTTGTAGAACTTATTGCTTGATAAATACCTAAAAAGTTTATACAATGAAAACTTTTAAGCAGTTCATTCAAATATCTGATCAAATTGCAGAAAAAATTGATGGTAAATCTGCAAAAGATCCAGGATATTCTCTTAAGGATTGGTTTAAGGGTGGTGGATGGGTTCAGACTGGTGGTAAATACGATGGAAAACCTTGTGCAAAACAACCAGGACAAACTACAAAACCATATTGTAGAGACCCGGATGATCGTGTATCCCTAGATAAAGATGAAAGAGAAAAGAGAGCAAAGAAAAAACGCAGGGAAGATCCAAATCCAAATAGAACAGGATCTGCAAAAATTGTAACTCAAGAGGAAGTAGGTGAAAAAGATAATTGTTATAAAAAAGTAAAATCCCGTTATCGTGTTTGGCCTTCGGCCTATGCTTCAGGGGCTCTTGTAAAATGTCGTAAAGTTGGTGCCGATAATTGGGGCAATAAATGAAAGACCAGTTGGTAAACTGACCACTGAGTGCGTAGTGAGCAGCATTTTTCTTATATAATAACTTCAGTTGAAACAAAACATTCATCATGTCTCGCACCAAAATGACTGACGATCAAATTGTCAATGCACTCAAAGAAACTTTTGGTTTAGAACTAACCTCTGCTGATATTAAAGGTTTTTGTGCTTCTAAAAATCTATCTTATCCCACAGTTACTCGCCGCCTAGAGCAATTTAAAACCAATCGTGGACGTTGGAACCTAGAAGTGACTCAACAAAAAGTTGAACAAATTGAGCGTTCTTACGCTAATATTACAGTTCTACCTGAGGTTCATCAAAACCTTATTCCAGATAAAGATGATACATTTGTCAAGTTTGGCAATTTTAGCGATATTAAACGTATTATTCAATCCCGTATTTTTTATCCTACGTTCATTACGGGTCTTTCCGGTAATGGTAAAACGCTTAGTGTTGAACAAGCGTGTTCTCAACTCAACCGTGAATTGATTCGTGTAAATGTTACAGTAGAAACTGATGAAGATGATCTTATTGGGGGTTTTCGCCTTGTTAATGGCGAAACAGTGTGGCACAATGGACCCGTCATTGAAGCACTTGAACGTGGCGCAATCCTACTTCTCGATGAGATTGATCTTGCATCTAATAAAATCCTCTGTCTTCAGTCAGTTCTAGAAGGTAAAGGTGTCTTCCTGAAAAAGATTGGTCGTTTTGCGAAACCTGCCGTTGGGTTTAATGTGATTGCAACTGCTAACACTAAGGGTAAGGGTAGTGAGGATGGTAGATTCATCGGTACTAATATTTTGAATGAGGCTTTTCTAGAACGTTTCCCAGTGACTTTTGAGCAACAGTATCCTTCCACTTCTATTGAAGTTAAGATCCTTGAAGGTGTTGCATCTCAACTGAATGTGAAAGATTCTGATTTCTGTAAGAGGCTTGCTGATTGGGGTGATATTATTCGTAAGACATTCTACGATGGTGGAATTGATGAAATCATCAGCACTCGTCGTCTAGTTCATATCATTCGTGCTTACAGTATCTTTGGTGATAAAGCAAAAGCGATTCAAGTATGTGTAAACCGATTTGATGATGAGACCAAGACTGCCTTCTTGGAACTGTATGATAAGATTGATGCCGACTTTGTAATGCCTATTGAAGTTCATTGGACTGATGATCTTGACAACATCCCGCAATTCTGATATAATGAGGGGTAGGTAAAACTATGACCTTCCCCTCATTATGGATGATCAAATTAAAATAGACAACGACTGGAGACCAATGCCAAATATAGTTGAATCCGCTATGTCTATTAACGAACATAGTGGGTACTTTGACCTTACAAAAACTTCTTTTACTATGACTGATAAAACAAATCATCTTTGGAAATATAACGAAGATAAAATTTTGAAAGAAATTCAGGATTATGTGACCAGCACCTATCACGGACATTATTGTGGCGATAGTGATGGTTATGCTGATATTCAGACTATTGATCTGATGGCAGCAAAGAAACTGGCAGCAGGTTTCTGTCAGGCAAACATCCTCAAATATGGTTCTCGTTATGGAGACAAGGATGGACGCAATAAGCGTGACTTGATGAAGGTCATTCACTATGCTATGCTACTTCTCCACTTTGACGGGCATTATACTCGTAAAGATAATGGACTTACTGAATTCACACGCTGATTAATTATTATGAAACTATCTGACAATACTATTTCTATTCTCAAAAACTTTTCTGGAATCAACCAGTCACTTCTGTTCAAGCAAGGCAATACACTAAAAACAATTAGTGTGATGAAAAATATTCTTGCAGAAGCAACTATTGAGGAGGATTTTCCTAAAGATTTCGGTATCTATGATCTCAATCAATTTCTAAATGGTCTTTCTATTCATAAGAATGCTGAACTTGACTTTGGGAACGATAACTATATTGTGATTCGTGAGGGTAAATCACGATCCAAGTATTTTTTTGCTGACCCTAGCGTGATTATTACTCCTCCTGATAAGTCAATTAATCTTCCTAGTCAAGATGTCTGCTTTCTTCTAGATACCAAAGAACTAGATCGCCTACTCAAAGCGGCTGCAGTGTATCAACTTCCAGATTTTTCCGTAGTAGGAGAAGCGGGTGTTGTGAAACTAGTTGTTCGTGATAAGAAGAATGACACTTCAAATGATTTTTCTGTAGTTGTAGGAGAGACTGATGATGTATTCACCTTCAACTTTAAAGTAGAAAATCTTAGAATTCTACCAGGGAATTATGATGTGGTGATCTCTCAAAAACTTCTCGCACAGTTTAAAAATACAAATATTGATGTATCTTATTGGGTTGCTCTAGAACCTGATAGTACTTTTGGTTGATAACATTATTACTTTATTATGAATATTTTTGCAGTGGATTCACATCCACAACTAGCTGCACAACAACTTCCAGACCGCCACATTTGCAAGATGAGTCTTGAAATGTGTCAAATGGTTTCTATTATTTACTCTAATTGGTATCATAATTGGGGGGAAGTCTATAAAGCAGATGGAACTCCTTATAAAACTGAAAAAGGTGCCTTTAGGAACCATCCTTGTACTATTTGGTTGAGTGAATCCTATGAAAACCTTGCCTGGGGAATCTCCCACGGACTTGCTCTTACTGCAGAATATAATTTTCGCTACGGAAAAATACATTCTTGCGCCAAAACTTTGTTTGAAGCAAAAAAACTCTTTCACAAAAAAGTTGGAAAATCAATTGTAATGCATCGTATGGTCAGTGACTTTGCTCGTGCAATGCCAGATGATTTGAAGTATAATAATACTATTGATACGATTACCGCATATCAAAGGTATGTTGCAACCAAACCTTGGGTGAAAGACAACTACCTTCGTACTCCTGAAAGAAAACCTAATTGGGTAAATTAAATTATGACAAGTGAATTCCTTTTTGTGGAAAAGTACAGGCCTCAAGTAATTGATGACTGCATTCTTCCTGATGATACTAAAAAAACATTTAAAGAGTTTGTGGCAAAGGGTGAAATCCCAAATCTACTCCTGTCTGGACCTCCTGGTATTGGTAAAACTACAATTGCAAAAGCACTCTGTAATGAACTTGGAGCAGATTTTTATATAATCAATGGATCTGATGAAGGTCGGTTCTTAGATACTGTGAGAAATCAAGCAAAGAACTTTGCATCTACAATGTCCCTGACTGGTTCTTCTAAACACAAAGTCATTATTATTGACGAAGCAGATAATACGGGCAATGATGTTCAAATGCTTCTACGTGCAAATATTGAGGCATTTTATAACAACTGCCGATTTATCTTCACCTGCAACTACAAGAACAAAATCATTGAACCATTGCATTCACGTTGTGCTTGTATTGATTTTACTATTAGGGGAAAGCAAAAAGCACAACTCGCGGCAAACTTCTTCAATCGCCTTCAAACAATTCTAAATCTAGAAAGAATTGAATATGATCAAAAAGTTCTTGCTGAATTAGTATCAACGTACTTTCCAGATTTTCGTAGAGTTCTTAATGAGTGTCAACGGTATGCGACAAGTGGAAAGATTGATGCTGGGATTTTAGCATCATTTTCTGATATTTCTATAAATGAGTTGATTAAAAACTTGAAAGATAAAAACTTTACTGAAGTTAGGAAATGGGTTGTATCTAATCTAGATAACGACACAACTACAATTCTCCGTAAGATTTATGATTCTCTGTATGATAATCTAGTTCCCGCATCTATTCCAGCGGCAGTTCTTATTATTGCTAAGTATCAGTATCAGGGAAGTTTTGTAGCGGACCAGGAAATCAATCTTCTGGCCGCTCTTACTGAATTAATGTGTGAATGTGAGTTCAAGTGAGTTTAATTCTTTCTGATAAAGACGCAGTTTACGCTGCGAATAAGTTTATAAATTATTATTCCCAATTTAATAGGATTGATGATTATCTTCGTTTTGTAAAAAAGGATAGAATTTCTTCTCGTCCCGGATCATTATTTGGTGCAGAAACAGAAATGTTTGACCAATTTGATATTCATCCAAAAGATATGAGTATTCGTATTCATATTGTAGATACTGATCCAAAACCATCTTCGCGGTTTAATCAATGGTTGTATTCGGAAACACTTAATCTAACTGCATCAAATGCGGTGGAGGAAGCAATTCCAGGAAGAACTCATAAGTGGATTGTGGAAGAAACAAACACTCAAAAGGTTTTGGGAGTAGTTCGTTTTGGTTCTCCAACTATTAATTCAAAACCAAGAAACGATCACTTCAGTAAAGTTCTTCCTCTTGATGTAATTAATGATGAGTTTGTGATGGGATTTAATATAGTTCCTGTGCAACCATTTGGATACAATTATCTGGGAGGTAAACTTCTTGCTCTTCTTGCTTGCTCTAATGAATTAAAGAGACAATTTGATCAAAAGTATGGAACTGATTTAAAATACTTTGAAACAACCTCTTTGTATGGAACTACGAAGGGGATGTCTATGTATGACGGATTAAAACCATATCTTCGCCACATTGGAGATACTGAAAGTAATTTTCTGCCCTTGTTTCACGATGGTGAGTTTCGTGATTTCTTCTGGTGGTTTAATGAAAGGAACGGTGGGGAACGTTTGATTTCTGCTGATAAATCATCCAAAAAACTCAAAATTCAACAAAAGATGATTGCGATTATTCGTAAGTCTCTTAATAGTGAAGAAAAACTTAAGGAGTTTAATGATGTAATTGATAAGGCAAAAACCCTTACAGAAAAGAAAAGGTACTACCTCTCGAAATTTGGTCACGAAGTTGATGATGTGATTGAGTGGTGGAAAAGAAAAGCATCTAACCGATATGAAAAACTAAAGTCTGAAGGAAGATTAAGAACTAAACTTGAGATATGGGAACCTGGTTCTAACTTGGAGATTATACGATGACTTATGAGTTGAAAGATTGGTTGAATTCCATTAATTTTACTAAAGAAAATTTAATGGAAGAAGATAAAACTTCAAAAAAAGATTATGCACCATATATCATTAATAAATGTTTGTCTGCACATATTGAATGCATTCTTTTTGCAAATGAAATGAATATGAATCATTCATTAGACAAAGATATGCAATATTCATTTTATCTAAATACTTTGAGGAAACGGAAGAGATTTTCTCCCTGGATCCGTAAAGATAAAGTTCAAGATTTAGAGTATGTAAAACGTTACTATGGTTATAGTAATGATAAGGCAATTCAAGCTTTAAAAATTCTAAACAAAACTCAATTGAACTTCATAAAACAACGACTTGAAACTGGCGGAATGAAATGACTAACCAAACAATTGAACCACAAGTAAACTGGTCTCCCGATATGATGGTGGAGGTTATTCTTAATGAACCAGATGACTTTTTAAAAGTACGTGAAACTCTAACACGTATTGGAGTTGCATCAAGAAAAGAAAAAAAACTATACCAGAGTGCTCATATTCTCCATAAACAAGGACGATATTATATTGTAAGTTTTAAAGAACTTTTCGCTCTTGATGGCAAACATGCAAATCTTACTGTAAATGATATACAACGTCGTAACAGAATTGTTCATCTTCTCGCTGATTGGGGACTTGTGTCTGTAGTAAATCCAGACAAAATTGCTGATATAGCACCTCTAAATCAAATTAAAGTTCTTCCTTTTAAAGAAAAGGGTGAGTGGGAATTAGAACAAAAATATAATATTGGATCTAAGAAACGATCTCAGGAAGTAGGGGAGTAAACCGAATAAAAATGGTGGGAAATTACATCCCACTTTTTTTATGATCTTGTATAATTAATAATGTCAAATGCTTCGGGTTTGACATTATAAACCTCGCTTTTTAAGGAGAAAACAAATGAATTTACTTGCAAAGTATCAAACTGACAATGTTGAAAAATTTTTAAGAGATGTTGACAGGTATTCAATTGGTATGGACGAATGGTTTCATAGAATGGGAAGCTTGCATCAAACTGAATCAAATTATCCACCGTACAATTTAGTTAAAGAAAATAACATTACTTTTAGATTGGAAGTTGCTCTCGCAGGATTTAAAAAAGAAGAAATTTTTGTAACTACCGAATCAGGTAAACTCTTCGTTGAAGGGCAAACTGAAAAGGAAGATGTTGAATATGTACATCAGGGATTGGCAAAAAGGGCATTCACCCGATCTTGGACTTTATCAGACGATGTAGAAGTCTGTAATGTAGTTTTTGAGGATGGATTATTGACTATTGAGTTGAAACGAATTATTCCGGAACATCAGCAAAAGAAAGTTTGGTTTTAAATAGTATTTAATATCATTATCGCTAGAGGGGTGAACTGGCAAAATTCAGTTGACATCCCTCTTTTTTTATGTTAAAGTGCATACACGTATGAGAGTATTATGACTGTAAAACTTGTAATCTTCAAATCTGGAGAAAATATAATTTCAGATGTTAAAGAAGGTTTTTATGGAGAAAAACTTGCTTGCTATATTCTAGAAAATCCATGCAAAGTGTTTGTCAATGGATCTTATAAAGTAATTGATGATGATCAAGATGCTGGAAATATGGTAAGTATTTCATTGCATCAATGGCCTTCACTGTCTAAAGATACAACAATAGAAATTGTTCCTGAGTGGATTGTTACTCTTGTGGAACCAAATTCTCAACTTAAAGAAATGTATGAAACTCAGGTATTAGAAAATGGAAACGAAATTGATAGTATTACAGAACAACTTGATGTTAGTAACACAGATTGAGGAAGTTGGTGTAGATATTGGTGAACCCGATTGTAAGTTAATTAAACCATTTGTCCTTCATAAAGATGAAACATTGTCTCCTTGGTTAATTGATGTTACTAGTGAAACTACTTTTATGATTAGTTCCGAAAAGATACTAACTCTTACTAATCCAAAACCAACTCTTCTTGAAAAATATCAAAATCTTACTAAATAATGCGCTTTTACACAAACGTACAAATGATCGGGAATAAGTTTCTCGTTCGCGGTTATGATAATGGTGAACACGTTATGTTTAAAGAAGAGTATTCACCTACTCTTTTTGTAAAATCAAAAAATGAATCAAAATACAAAACTCTAGAAGGAGAATATGTAGAACCAATTCAACCTGGTTCAGTGAAAGATTGTCGTGAATTTTATAAAAAGTATGACGGTATAGAAAATTTTAAGATTTATGGAAATGAACGATATGTGTACCAGTACATATCAGACAAATATCCAGAAGATGAAATTAAGTTTGATACTACTAAAATTAAATTGGTGACTCTTGATATTGAAACCACTTCAGAAAATGGATTTCCTGATCCAAAAGAGTGTGTTGAAGAAATACTATTAATTACAATTCAAGATTACACCACTAAGCAGATTATTACTTGGGGAACAAGATCTTTTAATAATACTCAAAAGAATGTAAAGTATATTGAATGTGAATCTGAATATGCTCTTCTTAATTCATTTCTTCATTATTGGGAAAATAATACTCCAGAGGTAGTAACTGGGTGGAACATTGAATTTTTTGATATTCCTTATATTTGCGGAAGATTGAATAGAGTTCTTGGTGATAAGAGAGCAAAATGTTTTTCTCCTTGGGGACTAGTTTCTCAAAATGAAGTGTGGGTAAATAATCGTCAACAGATTTGTTATGATATTAAGGGAATATCTCAACTAGATTATTTAAAACTTTATAAGTGGTCTCCAGCAACTTCTAATCAGGAATCGTATCGTCTAGATCATATTGCAAGCGTAGAACTGGGGCAGAAAAAATTAGATCACTCCGAGTTTGATACTTTCAAGGACTTTTATACCAGGGGGTGGCAAAAGTTTGTAGAATATAATATTGTTGACGTAGAACTTGTTGACCGTTTGGAAGACAAGATGAAACTGATTGAACTTGCTCTTACGATGGCATATGATGGTAAAGTGAACTATGAGGATGTGTTTTCACAGGTTAGAATGTGGGACACTATTATCTACAATTACTTGAAGAAGAGAAATACGGTTATTCCACCAAAAGAAAAAACTGATAAAAATGAGAAGTATGCTGGTGCTTATGTAAAAGAACCTGTTCCGGGTGTTTATGATTGGGTTGTTAATTTCGATTTAAACAGTCTATATCCACATTTAATTATGCAATTCAATCTGAGTCCAGAAACTCTTGTTGATGAAAGGCACCCTACTGTAACTGTAGATAAGATTCTTAATCAAGAACTTACTTTTGAGAAGTATGGTGATTATGCAGTGTGCCCTAATGGTGCTATGTATCGCAAGGATATCCGTGGATTTCTTCCGGAACTAATGGAAAAAATGTACAATGATCGTGTCATTTTTAAGGAAAAAATGATTGATGCAAAAAAACAGTATGAGAAGAAAAAAACAAAAGAATTGGAGAAGGAAATTTCCAGATGCAATAACATTCAAATGGCAAAAAAGATCTCTCTTAACTCTGCTTATGGAGCCATTGGAAATGAATGGTTCAGGTACTTTAAATTAGCAAATGCTGAAGCAATTACTTTGTCTGGACAAGTTGCAATTCGTTGGATTGAGAGTAAAATGAATATATATTTCAATAAACTACTCAAAACTGAGGATGTGGATTATGTTATTGCTTCTGACACTGACTCCATTTATCTTCATATGGGTCCTCTGGTTGAAACTATATACAAAGGACGAGAGAAAACTACTGAAAGCGTTGTTTCGTTCCTTGATAAGATCTGTCAAGTGGAACTTGAAAAGTATATTGAAGGTTGCTACCAAGAACTGGCGGAGTATATGAATGCATATGACCAGAAAATGCAGATGAAGCGGGAGAATATTGCTGACCGTGGAATTTGGACTGCCAAGAAACGCTATATTATGAACGTTTGGGATAGTGAGGGTGTTCGCTATACTGAACCAAAACTTAAAATTATGGGTATTGAAGCAATTAAATCTTCAACTCCAGCACCTTGCCGTCAGATGATTAAAAATGCTTTAAAACTAATGATGAATGGAACCGAAACTGATATTATAAATTTCATTGAAAAATGCAGAGTTGACTTTTACAAATTATCTCCAGAAGAAATTTCATTTCCTCGATCAGTTTCTGATGTAATAAAATATAAATGTTCAAACGGCATTTATGGTAAAGGAACTCCAATTAATGTTCGTGGGGCATTGCTTTTCAATCATCATATTAAAGAAAAAAAATTAACAAACAAATATTCTTTGATACAAAATGGAGAGAAAATTAAATATTGTTACTTAAAAAAACCAAATCCAATCTATGAAAATGTTATATCATTCATTCAAGATTTTCCTAAAGAATTGGGTCTAAATTCTTATATTGATTATGATACTCAATTTGAAAAAGGATTTCTTGAACCACTCAAAGTAATTTTAAATGCTATCGGGTGGGATGATGAGAAAAAAGTTACACTTGATTCTTTCTTCTCTTAGTGATAGAATGAATCTACCTATTTCAGAAAAAGAACTCAAGTATATACTTGAAAGGGTAAAAGAAAATCGAAAACTTTATAATAAATTATGGAGTTTTTGGATTGAATACACACATCAAAATAGCAAATAAATATGGACTTTCTTAAAGATATTGTAAAAGAAATTGGTGGAGAATACACCCAACTTGCTTCGGATATTGATGAAACTGAAACTTATGTGGATACGGGTTCGTACGTTTTTAACGCTCTTGTATCTGGTAGTATATTTGGTGGTGTATCTGGGAATAAGATTACTGCAATCGCTGGAGAAACTTCTACTGGAAAAACTTTCTTCAGTCTTGCCGTCGTTAAAAATTTCCTTGATAATAATCCTACTGGATATTGTCTGTATTTTGATACTGAAGCAGCAGTCACAAAGTCCCTTCTGGAAAGTAGGGGAGTTGACACAAATCGTTTGGTGGTTGTCAATGTAGTTACGGTAGAAGAATTCCGCACAAAAGCACTTAAGGCAGTTGATATTTACCTAAAGAAAAAAGAGGATGAAAGAAATCCTTGTATTTTGGTATTGGACTCTCTGGGAATGCTTTCAACGAATAAAGAGATTAATGATGCCTTGGCTGAGAAAGATACGCGGGATATGACTAAGGCACAACTTATCAAAGGTGCCTTTCGTATGCTGACTCTCAAATTGGGACAGGCAAAGATTCCTATGCTAGTTACAAATCACACATATGATAGTATGAGTCTTTATGGTGGAAAGCAAATGTCGGGTGGTTCTGGACTACAATATGCAGCGTCTACAATCATCTATCTTTCTAAGTCAAAGGAGAAAGATGGAACCGAAGTAATTGGAAACATTATCAAGGCAAAGACTCACAAATCACGTTTAAGTAAGGAAAATCAACAAGTAGAAATTCGTCTATTCTATGATTCACGGGGTCTTGACCGTCACTATGGTCTTCTTGAACTTGGTGAATTGGGTGAACTCTGGAAGAACGTAGCAGGTCGTTATGAGATTGATGGTAAGAAAATCTATGCCAAAGAGATTCTTAAAAGTCCAGAAAAGTATTTTACTGATGAGGTAATGGAAAAACTTGATGTAATTGCTAAAGGCGAATTTAGTTACGGAGCATAAAATTAAATGGAGAAAATTGAGTTTCTAATTTTGAGAAACCTATTATATAATGAAGATTATACTAGGAAAGTATTACCGTTTATTAAAGCAGATTATTTCCAAGATTCTAATCAAAGAATTGTATTTGAAGAAATATACTCCTTTATTTCAGAATATAATAAACTCGCTACCAAAGAAGTTCTCTGTATTGAATTAGAAAAAAGAAATGACTTAAATGAAGAAACCTTTAAAGAAACTCTGAATGTAGTTTTTGCTCTCGAAGATGTTCCTGTTGAGAAGAACTGGGTTGTTGATACTACCGAAAAGTGGTGTCGTGATAGGGCAATCTATCTTGCACTTATGGAATCTATTCATATTGCGGATGGTGGTGATGGTAAGAAAAATCGTGATTCAATTCCATCAATTCTTTCCGATGCTCTTGCAGTAAGTTTTGATAATCACGTTGGACACGATTATCTTCAGGATTATGAAGAACGTTATGAATCTTATAGAAGAAAGGAGGATAAAATTGAATTTGATCTTGAGTATTTTAACAAAATCACCAAAGGCGGTCTCCCCAACAAAACTCTTAATATTTGTTTAGCTGGAACAGGAGCTGGAAAAAGTTTGTTTATGTGTCACGTGGCAGCATCAGTTCTTCTACAAGGTAAAAATGTTCTGTACATTACGCTTGAAATGTCGGAAGAAAAAATTGCTGAAAGAATTGATGCAAATCTCTTAAATGTCAATATTCAAGATATTGCAGAACTTCCTAAAAGTGTATTTGAATCTAAAGTTAATAGTATTGCTAAAAAAACTCAAGGTACTTTGATCATCAAAGAGTATCCTACTGCTTCTGCTCACTCTGGTCATTTTAAGGGATTAATTAATGAACTTGCTCTCAAGAAATCATTTAAACCTGATATTATCTTTATTGATTATTTGAATATTTGCTCCTCGTCTAGATTTAAAGGTGGGAGTAATATAAATTCCTATACACTAGTTAAGTCTATTGCGGAAGAACTTCGTGGTCTTGCTGTGGAATTTAATATTCCTATTGTCAGTGCAACACAGACTACCAGATCCGGTTTTGGATCATCTGATGTTGAACTAACGGATACTTCAGAATCTTTCGGTCTTCCTGCGACTGCTGACCTTATGTTTGCTCTGATTAGTACTGAAGAACTTGAAGAACTTGGGCAAATTATGGTTAAACAACTTAAAAATCGGTATAATGACCCAACACTATATAAAAGATTTGTTGTTGGAATAGATAGGGCAAAAATGAGACTTTATGATGTAGAACAAAGTGCTCAGAAAGATATACTTGACTCTGGTAAAGAAGAAGAGTATAATTACGAAGAAACTAAAAATTCATCACTAAAAGAAAAATTTGGACAATTTAAATACTAATATGACACAAGTAATTGATACAAACAAATATATTGAATTTGTTCGTCAGACTACAAGTCCTGCAAGCAGTGACTTCGCAGCACTTCTTACACGACTAACAGAGCTTGAGGTATCTGCTAACGCTGATGTTCCTCGTCTTATGACTGCTGCTTTTGGTATCAGTGCAGAAGCGGGAGAGTTCACTGAAGTTATTAAAAAAATCTTCTTGCAGGGTAAACCTTATAATGAAAATAATGTCTTTCACCTAAAACGAGAATTGGGTGATATTTGTTGGTACATTGCACAAGCATGTATGGCTCTTGATACTACTTTTGAGGAGGTTCTACAAATGAACTATGAAAAATTGAGTGCTCGTTACCCAGAAGGAACTTTTGATGTATTTCGAAGTGAAAATCGTGTAGAAGGAGATTTGTGAAATAAAATGATCTAAATATAATGCAATAGGATAGTTTTTAAACTGTCCTATTTTTTTATAGCATAAATTTTCAAAAAAATTAGAACAAATAAATATAATTATATCTAACTACATATGAAAAAGTTCTCTCAATTCATTCAAGAAGCAAATAATACCTTGTCTGAGTTTGTTGACAAGAATAAAAATCTTGCTGTCTTTAATGCAAAAAGAGTTCGTCTTCCTAGTGGTGGAAGATTAGTTCCCAATGGTCATGGTGATTATCACGATAGTGTAACTGGCGAATTTATTGCAAAATCAAAAGTTACTTCTGGAGGAACAGTTGCTTTAAAATTTTCCAATCAAAATCAAAGAATTGGAAAAAGAGATCGTGATCAAGATAGATCTAAACTTTCACCACTTGTCCCACCATCACACCAAGTTGCAGAAGAGTTTGAAAAACAATTACGAGATAAGTATGTTCGTGGAGAAATATTCAATGAGGGGGATTGGGTGGAAAATCCCAATACTGGTTTAACTGGAAAGATTATTCGTAGAGGAACAAATTATCTTATCTGTGTTACGGAAGATAATGTGATGTTTAAACCTTGGATTAGAGATGTTGTGGAATGGACGAATAAATCTGGAGTTCCCGCAAATCAAAGAGAAGTTGGAACTGACGCTCTACGCAAATATGTTATGTCAGTTTCCGATACTAAGGCAATTGATAATTTTAGTATTAAAAAATTCATAAATAAGTATAAAGTAAAAAGAACATAAGAAAATGCTATCTCATATCACGACCGATTTACATCAAGTATATCTTGAAGAAGTTTTTACTCCTCAATTAGGGAAACCTGGGGCATCTACTCCAGCAAAATCCAAATCTTCTTCAGATATTGATGGTGACGGAGATGTTGACTCTTTTGAGAAAAAAGTTCGTCAAGTAGTTTATGATGTTCGTCATATAATGAAAGAAAAGAAAGTTCCTGCTGAAAAAGCATTTGAACTGAGAACCTCAAAAACTAACTATGGTGCAGAAGTAATTAATACCGCGAAAGAAAAACTTGGCATTAGAGGTGGATCAGTAACTTCTGTGTCTGAAGAATCTTCTACAAGAATGGTGAAAGTAACTATAAATTATAAAAATGGTACAATTGATAGGAGGAATGTACCTTATGGTGAAATCTCTCAATTAAGAAGTAAACCGACAATTAGTTCTGTTGAAATAAGTTCAAATAAAGTTTCTTATTCCAATTCTAGCAAAGGATTAGATCCAGTAGGTCAAGAAGACTCTGATATTAATAATGATGGTAAGGTAAATAAAACTGATGGATACCTTAAAAAAAGGAGAAGTGCAATTGGAGGCGCTATTGCATCAAGAACTTCTAAAAAGAAATTGAAAACTTATGGTGTAAGTGAAGAATTTTCAAATTGGAGAGAAGATCTTAAGGAAGTAGTTTCTAATGTTTCTGATGAAATTGCTTCAAGAAAGGAAAAGCAAATAAAAGAAAAACCTGTAAATAATTATAAAGATAAAATTGTTGTTATTAATCCAACCTTTAGTGAAAAAAATGACATTCTTGGTGGTACAATATTAGAAGCATTTGAACTTAATGAAGACTATCTTAATGAGGCAGTAGATATTGCTACTGAGTTTTTCTGTAACTGCGGACTAAATGAGAATGGAGTTTATAGTGTTATTGAAGAACTTGGGGAAGAAAAATTCACTGAATTTGTTTTTGATCTTGCTGAAGAATATTTCTTAAGTGAATCTAGAACTTTAATTGGAAAGAAAAAATCTCCTGCAACTGGAAAACAATTAGGAATTTCTAGAAAAGCAGCACCAGGAAAAACAACAAAAGCAGCAGTTGAAAAGGGTGGAACTACTTCTAAAATGCAATCAGCACCTCGCTCCGGAACTATTAAGAAAAAAGATATTGGAAAAGCAATAGATGCAGATAAAGCAAAACAGGCAGTAGATACCGCAAAAAAAACTCAAGCACCTTCATCCGAAAAATCTAGGCCTGC